GCTAAGAATGCTCAAACTGCTGATGGTGCTCCAAACTACTACATTGATGTTGTAAACTCTGCTTCTAAATACATCTATGTATTGAACGAAGAAACTAAAGCTTACAACGGTGTAACTGCTGGTACATTGGCAATTGGTGATAAGATTGTTCCTTCAAGCACTGGTGCATTCTCAACCTTCAACGGCAAAAACTCACAAACTGTTCCTGGCATTCGTAACTACGCATTGAAAGGCGGCGCTGATGGTGCTACTGTAACTGATGCTGAATACATGGCTGCTTACGATAAGTTAGCTGACGTTGAAACTGTTGATGTTTCTTTGTTGATCACTGGTAAAGCAAACGGTTCTAAAGTTGTTCAGAAACACGTTATCGAACTTGGTGAAACTCGTAAAGATTGCATTACATTCGTTTCTCCAGACTATGCATCTGCTGTAACTAACCCAACTGCTGCTAAAGTTGTAGACTACTTCAACAACAGCACTGACGGTTTCAACAGCACTTCATACGCTGTGTTTGATAGTGGCTGGAAACGTCAATACGATCGTTACAATGATGAATACTTCTGGATTCCATTGAATGCTGACATTGCCGGTCTTTCAGCTCGTACTGATAGCACTAATGATGCATGGTGGTCACCTGCTGGTTTGAACCGTGGTTTCATTCGTAACGTTGTGAAACTTTCATTCAATCCTAACCAAACTGACCGTGATGCTCTTTATCCTAAGCGTGTTAACCCAGTTGTTACATTCCGTGGTCAAGGCACTTTGCTTTATGGTGATAAGACAGCTCTTAGCCGTCCATCAGCATTCGACCGCATCAACGTTCGTCGTTTGTTCATTGTATTGGAAAAAGCTATTGCAACAGCTGCTAAGTTCCAGTTATTTGAGTTCAACGATGACTTGACTCGTCGTACATTTGTAAATGCTATTGAGCCATTCCTGGCAGACATCAAGTCTCGTCGCGGCATGACTGACTTCAAGGTTGTTTGTGATACATCTAACAACACAGCACAAGTTATTGATAGTAACCGTTTTGTTGCAGACATCTACATCAAACCAAACCGTTCTATCAACTTTATCACTCTGAACTTCGTCGCTGTTCGTAGCGGTGTTGCATTCAGTGAAGTAGCAGGAGCATAATACAATGACGATGAGAATCGATGACTTCAAGACAGCTTTGGTACAGGGCGGTGCACGCCCTAACCTGTTCCGTGTGAACATGTCTTTCCCTAACTTGACTATTCAAGGTAACGCTAACACTCCTTTCGGTGCAGCTGATGCTGAGCCGCTTTCTTCTTTCATGATCAAAGCAGCTCAGATTCCTGGTCGTACCATCAACCCGATCATGGTTCCTTTCCGTGGTCGTATGTTGAAAGTAACTGGCGACACCATCTATGAAGATTGGTCACTTGAAGTAACTAATGATAACAACTTCGCAGTTCGCAACGCTTTTGAAAGATGGCAAGAAGCGATCAACGGTGGTGTAACTAACGTATCACAATACGGTGCAGATGCTGCTCGTTTTGATACTTACACTGCTGATGCTGAAGTTGAACAACTTGGCCGTAATGGTGAAGTTATCAAGCGTTACATTATCAAAGGTGCTTGGCCTAGTTCAGTAGATAGCATCCAGTTATCATATGATGCATCAGACGACATCGAAACATTTGGTGTAATGTTATCTTACCAATGGTGGGAAACTGATACAACAGTTGAAGCTGGCGCTAGAACTAACTCTGACGTTACTACTCCTAGCATTTAAACTTAGATAAAATGGTTGCTGTAGGTACTATAAATAACCTACGGCAATCATTATGTTTATGCACACTAATAGGAATAGGTAATGACACAACAGAGAGAACAACTGTTTGGCTTTGAGCTAATACAGAATAAAAAGGATCTACCGCAAAAATCTCCCATCCCTCAACAGATGGACGACGGAACCGACTTACCTGTCGGTGGTGTTGTTGGTTATGCTTATGACCTTGATCAGAAGAATACTACTGAAGCAAATCTGATCCAACAATACCGTGACATTTCTTTTTATCCTGAAGCTGACTCTGCAATTGACGACATTGTCAACGAAATGTTTACTACTGAGTTTGAACGTCAGTCAGTAGCTATTCGTTTAGACATGCTCAATGTCGATGATCGTATCAAAGCTATTATTAGAGAAGAGTTCAAAACTGCATTACACCTTTTGAACTTCAATAAGAAAAACTATGACTTAGCTCGTCAATGGTATGTTGACGGTCGTTTGTATTTCCAAGTTATTCTTGATCCACAAAATACTCGTAAGGGTATTATTGAGTTGCGTCCAATGGATGCCACAAAAACTCGCCGTAAAGTTTTACCTGAATACGATAAAGATCCTCGTACAGGTGCACCATTACTCAAGAAAGTAAATGAGTGGTTTGAGTTCTCGTACGATAACAACAAGAACAACACCATCAAACTTTCAAAAGATTCTGTAGTTTTTTGTCCATCTGGTTTGGTGAACAGAAATCGTGGAATGGTTGTTGGCTACTTAGATAAAGCCATCAAAGCATTCAACAACCTTCGTTCAATGGAAGACTCGCTAATTGTTTATCGAATAGCTCGAGCTCCTGAACGTCGTATTTTCTATGTTGACGTAGGTCAAATGCCTAAGATCAAGGCTGAACAATACTTACGTGACATGATGAACCGTTACCGCAATAAGATTGACTACAACCCAGCGACTGGTGAGATTCGCGATGGTCGTAAGTTTATGTCAATGCTAGAAGACTTCTGGTTACCTCGTCGTGATGGTTCTAAAGGCACAGAGATTTCTACATTACCTGGTGGTCAAAACTTAGGTGATTTAGATGATGTAAACTATTTCAAAGACAAGTTGTATCAGTCTTTGAATGTTCCAATGTCTCGCATGAATCAAGATAACACTTTCCAACTTGGTCGTGCTTCTGACATTTCAAGAGATGAATTGAAGTTCAGTAAGTTCATCAAACGTTTACGTAAACAGTTCGCTGAGTTATTCAATGAAATCTTACGTATCCAACTCGTATTGAAAGGTGTATGTACTCAGAAAGAATTTGAGGAAATGCGCCAATACATTGGTTATGATTACCTGAAAGACATGCATTTTGAGGATTTGAAAAACCTTGAAATCATGCAAGATCGTTTGAACATTTTGCAACAAGCTGACTTATACGTTGGTAAATACTTCTCACTAGAGTTTGTTCGTAAGAACTTGCTTGGTCAGACGGAAGAAGACATTGCTCGTCTTGATCGTGAAATAATGGATGAGATCGAAAAAGAACAAATCATTACTAGTACACCAGCTCCAATGGAGTCATACGTTCCTGATCCAGAAACAAGCTTTGAAGCTCCAGTTTCTAATCAGATTGTTATTGAACACCAAGAAGATGAAATAAATACATTTGAAGAGCTTGATCTAGAATATGAAAAACTAATGGAACAAATCCGTGACCAAATTGACGACTGATGATTTGAAAACACTTATCGAGTGGGTAAACAAAAAGGACGAGGCAGTGAAAACTGACCTCGTCGAACACGTTTCCAAACTTGAAGAGTCTATCAAAGAAAAACTTTACAACACTATCAAGGATAACCCTGAGTTCAAAGGTCCTATGGGCTACACTGGACAAGACGGTGAACCTGGTCCTATTGGCGAACAAGGCCCTCGTGGTGCTATGGGTCCAATGCCTAACATTGACATTGATGCTGAAGGTGGCCGCATTCGTTTCCAAACTGGTTTGAATGAATCAAATGGAATGGCTAGATTCTCTGACTGGATCAATGTCAAAGGCGCAAAAGGTGATCCACTCACTTGGCATGATTTGACTGAGTCTCAAAGACAAATGCTCATTGGTCCAATGGGTGATCAAGGTCCTAAAGGTGATCCAGGTTCATTCCCTAGAGTTCAACCTGATTACGAAAACCGTCGTATCCGTTTCCAAGTTTCAGAAAATGTAGAAAACCCTTGGTCAGAATGGATTGTTATGCCTACTGGTCCACAAGGTGATAAAGGTGACCGCGGTGAAAAGTTCATGTGGGAAGACTTTACTCCTGACATGCTTGAAGAAATACGTGGTCCACAAGGTTTCACTGGTCCTAAAGGCGATGATGCTTTCAACTTTGAAGATGCTCTCGTAGAAGATGGTAACTTGAAACTCGTAAGAGAAGACGGAACTATCTTTGAAGCTGGTTCAGTTATTGGTCCACAAGGTCCAGTTGGTCCTCAAGGTTTACAAGGCCCTCAAGGTCCAAAAGGCGATAAAGGTGACCGTGGTCAAGATGCTACACCTCAAGAAGTTGCTGCTAAACTAAAAAGTGATGCTGCATTCTTACAAGCAGTTGAAGGTCCAAAAGGTGATAAAGGCGATCCTGGTAAAGACGCTGATGTCAAACCTTTTGAAGAAAGAGTAGAAAAACTCAGAGAAGACCTTACCAAGTCACACGACAAGTTCGAAGTTGATTCTAAAAAGAAACTAATGAACGACTTTGAAAAGGTCAAACAAGATCTTATTCAGAAGATTGACAATGTTCGCTTTACACGTTTGAATGAGTTACTTATTCCTACTCAAGCATTCAACGTTGCAGGTGATCCAACAGGTTCTGAAGTTGTTCAAGAAGTTGGTCCATTTGATAACTGGAATGACATCATCGATGGTGCACCAGTTTACATTGACAACCCTGTAAAAGCTTCATTACGCGGTGAAGTGTATGACCCGAATAACTACATCATTTATGCTGATGCATCTGATGTTGCTAACGTAGCTGATGCTATTATCTTCAAAGGTGTTGGTCGTTACGCGTACTTGTATCGCATTGGTGTTACAAAAGTAGATTCAAAAGTAATTGCTGATGGTCCTAAACTGGTTCCTGGCGAATACTATTACTTAGCGCATCCAAAAGAAGGTATGTTGCATTCGCAAATCACCATCAACAAACCTCAATTTGGTATCGCACAACTCGTTGGTCAAGCGATCACCGAAGATAAACTTTATGTGAACTGTACTACTGATCCTGTTATTCTCAACAGAACAAACTTACAGATTCAAGGTTCAAATGGTTCTTACCTACCAGCACCAACTCAAAGAGAAGGTCAACCTGGTGATGCGTTTGGCGATGTAACTTGGGATGCCCAGTTCATCTACTACTGTACTCGTGATTATGATGGAATAACCAAGATTTGGATTAGAACTCCTATTGACAATGGTTGGTAAATAAATGGTCGCTATCAGAAATAGAACAAACAGAGTACCGCACGTATTCCGTTATCCTAAATGGGAACCAGATGTCTTTTATCCAGCTGGTTCTCTTGTGTGCTATCCTGTTCAAGACTTACAGCTTTATGACTCTGATGTTGTATTCTATGAGTTCTTCGTTTCAAAGTTTGACATTCTACCAGGAACGCAAGCTCCAACTGAAAACTCGGTTGACTGGAAGTTCATCATGTCAACTGCTAAGTCTCTTGACTCTGAACTTGAGCTAAGACTAAGAGCACTTGATTCTGACATTACAGTTGCAGAAGAAAAGATTGTAAGACTCATCAACTTTGACTCTGACATTGCTCGTAAAGTTGACTCAGAAATAACATTACGTCTTGAAGGCGACTCAGAGTTATGGGCCTTTATTGACTCTGAAATACGAAGAAAAATAGATTCATACTTACAAGATTCTGAAATAAGAGTTGAACGAGTTCTTTTCACTGAAGATTCTGACATTGGTGCATTGCGTTGGAACTCGGATGAGAAAACATTAGACTTACAACTCAACGCTGATGTCACTTTACAAATAGGTCAAGAACAAGTTTTCTACGGCAAAGCAACTGAAGCCATTTCAAACGGCGATGCAGTTATGTTTGCTGGTGCTCAAGGTGACCATCTGTTATTCAGAAAGGCAGACCAAACTGTTGCCAACTTCCAAGATGCTTGGATTATTGGTGTTGCTACTCAATCACTTGCCACTAATGACTTCGGTTTTGTAACTGTCGAAGGTAAAGTAAGAGACCTGAACACTTCAGCATGGCCTGAAGGAACACTACTTTACTTGTCACCTGATCAAGCTGGTGTATTGATCGACTCTGAGCCATTGGCACCTTCACACGGCATTTTGATTGCAGCTGTAACTCGACAGCACGGAGTTTACGGTTCGTTGTATGTGAGGCCAGTGTTTGGTGATCACATAAATAGTTTACATGACGTCTTAGCACCTACTCCAAAAGGTGGTGATGTGTTAGCTTGGGACTCAGACTTGGCAGTGTGGAAAGCGGTTTCGATAGGTGATGCTCAGAGTTTAGCTGGTGGTACGCCTTATGACTATGGCACATTCTAAATAAATAACAAAAGATAATCGTAGAGGATTAACATGGCACAGTTTCCGCCAATTCAGTTTAAAAGAAGTGCAGTGTTGGGTTCAGTTCCAACGGCTGCGCAACTTCTTGTCGGTGAGATTGCGATCAACCTTGAAGACAGAAAGATTTACACCAAAACAGATCAAGGTGAAATCATTGTCATCGGCGCAAACTATGACTCAGAAATCGAGATCTCAGACTCAGACATTCGTATGGCTATCCATGACTACTTGGAAGCCGACTCTGACATTCGCAGTTGGATTGATTCTGAAATAGCCAATCGTATTCATGGCGATAGTGAACTTCTTGTCAAGTTAGATTCAGAGATAGCAAACCGTATTCATGGTGACTCGGAAATCTTTAGACATTTTGATTCTGAGTTACGCAACACTAAACTCACCAACATTTTTGATGTCAGAGATCCAAGTGCCGGTACAACAGTTCTAGACACAAGCACTATTATCGTGTCAGGCAACAGCAACGGTTTAGATGGAACGTACACCGAATACTTGCATAACATGGTTGCTTACTACACAACTGGTGGTAACGTTGAGCTAAGAGATGATAATGACCTTACAATAGACAAACCGTTCTGGCTCAATGCTGCTGGTGATGTTGCTATCTTTTTGTTCTCTGATTTCTCAAGTGGCGGCAATCCAGGTTTCAAATTCATAAATGTCACATCAGCTGATCTTGTGCCTTCAACTGTTGCTGGCACAGTTCGTCCAGCTACTGTTGTTGTTCCTGGTGAAGTTTCTCCCAACGTTGCTTATCTCGACTTTCCGATAATCATACCAGACATTTATCCGCACGGTCCTATTGAAGCCAACACTGGTGGCGGTACTGGCACAGCCCAATCAGTTACTACTGGTGCTCATGCTCCTGCAGCAGGTGATGTACTTTACAGAAATGATTCAGAACTTTGGGATTACAGTAAGTTAGAAACAAAGTTGGATGCATTCGTTGCCACACAGGATCAAACAGTTTTCCCACTGACTTTGAGAGTTGCTGGTGATGTAACATTTATCAGAAATGGTGTGGTTCTTGATAAAGCAGTTTATCTTGATTCAGAAATTGGAGTTGTCTACGATCCCGCTCAGAATGCAAATAACAAAATGAGAGCTGGCGACAAAGTAATGATCCAATACACAACGCTAAATATACAAAAATAGGAAATAAACTAAGATGACTACTGTTGCAGACATTCATGGTTCACTGTTTACGAAGTTTGGGGCATACGACTCAGACTTCGCTGATGGTTACAAAAAAGGTGACGTCGTTTACAACGGTGCAAACATTTACGTTGCAACGAACGACATCACACCTGGAACCGTTTTCAAAACTTCAGACTCAGAACTGTCTGACTCAGAAGGTTGGTTCTTATCATTAGAAACTGCTGGAACTATTTCGCAACTCAAAGATGTTACACTTTACGACTCTGACTCAGAAGGCGCAGAGAGTTATGTTTTGACACATGACTATGCTTTGACATGGGACAGTGACCTTGGTAAGTGGCGTCCAAAAGAAGCTGCTTCAAGAGTTTCAAACCTCAAAGACGTTTCATTCCTTGACTCTGACTTGGGAACAATAAACCTTCTTGACAGCGATGACGTTCTTACATGGGATGGCAAAAGAGGCAAGTGGCTTCCAAAAGTAGTGCCAAGAACATTGAGTTCATTAGTGGACGTTCACCCATCTATTGCTGGTTCTATTGGGCAATCCAAAGCTCACCAACAAGCTATTCTTTGGGACTCTGACTTACAACTTTGGACAACAGCTTCAGTAGCATTCTCAAGCTATTCGTCTAAACAATACGTCCAACGTTTCGATACAAAAGTAAACCAAACAAAATTCAGCTTGGATAATGTTCCAAACGGTGATGTAACATTTGTTTTGAACGGTGCAGTTCTTCGTCCAGAATGTAGCAGCATCAACCCTGACTCTGACACTGAAGTCATTTACCATCCAGAGTTCAACGAACAGTTTGCAATGCACGACTCTGATGAGGTGTTCATTCACTACGTTGCAAACGATGTTGCTCTTCAAGTTGCTGGTTTGAACCAGTTGGATGATGTCAAAGTTCAAGATGCAAAACCAGGTGACGTTCTTGTTTATGACTCTGACAACCTTGAGTTCAAAAATGAAAACTTCTATGAAGATTTGTTCAGCGCTTATGGTGGTCAAAACCACTTTACGATTTCACCTAAGCCATTGTTGGTGACTGGTTTCTATCGAAACGGTTTGAGAATCAAACCTGCAGGTTGGACTCCTGATTCAGACATGAACTCAGTGAAATACATTCCAGCTGGAAACTACAACAGCCCTATTGATTCTGACGACATCGTTCAGATTACATACTACAGATAAGAGAGATAACAAATGACATACATTGTAGACAGATTTGGACAAAAGACATTTCTTTCGACATACGAGGCTAACAACCTTGCCCAATACGGTGGACAATGGTCTGATTCTGATAAGAACCAAGGTTCTATTGTAGCATGGGATTCTGATAACGCTCGTTGGACTTACTTAGATGCTAAGAACATCGGCGGTGGCATCGATGCTTATGACTCAGATGCCCAATACGACTCAGACAATTTAGTGTTCTACAACGATGCTATTTGGGCATCTAACACAAAACGAGATTCAAGACATGGCGAGTTTGAAGCTGGTTATGAAGCTGGTCAATTCCGTCCTGTATCTGGTTTTCCTCTAGAAACTTCCGGTTATGTAGAATCAACAAACGGAATTCAAGCATTCACTAACTTACCTTCGGGCGGTTTGGTTGTCGCATCGATAACCATTCCATCAGATGGTGTATGGGATGTTGATGCCTATTCTCACGTTGTTGTGGATGAAGGTGGTGCCAGTCATTACATTAGAAAAAATGGTGTAATGTGGTACGACAACCGTGTTGGTGGTGTTGATCAAACCAACGGTCACTTCTATGTCGGTAACACCAACTACAATGCTTACAGCGCAATGGAACTTCACGCACACAACCGTGATCTCAAAGCTGGTGATTTGCTAGAGTATGTGGTGTATCAAGAAGATTCGCCAGCATCTCTAGCTGGTCAAATCATTCCACACATCAGAGCACGCAAGGTTTCAACATACCTTCCTACTTTGGGTGTAACAACTGATTTTGGTCAAACTCTTACTTCTGTTTCAAACGGCTCTTCAATAGCTCCTGGAGCTACTGTTTTCACATTCAGTCCTACAGGAAGTGGTACATACGAAGTAAACTACACTATTGGTTTCCAAACAACCAACTATGAATACGCAACTTGGGGTATTTACGATCCAAGCGGTGTTCTCATTGATGACACTCGTAGATACGCTTTGAGTGCAAACATTGCAATAGATAACACTTTCACATCAAGCTGTTTGATTGAAGTTCCTACACCAGGAACTTACACACTGAGACTTGTTTCTACAACTGGTGGTGGTGCTGGATCTATCACTATTCGTTCTGATAACACCGGAACGCTTCCTGGTTACAGTTCACTTTCTTACAAACAGATTCGCGGCAGTGTTCCTTATGGTTTCACCCAAGCTAACCTGTTATCGTTAGACGGTGCAGTTACAAACCAGTTTGGTGCTGGAACAGGTGACACTACATACACTGCTGCAACTGGTGCTTCTCAAGCTTATTTGAGCGAACTCACAGCATCTGCTTCTGTTGGTGGTAAAGTTATCAGAGATGGTAACTATGTCAAAGTTTTGGAAGCTGGAACATACAAAGTAACAGCCACTCTTTCAGTAAGAGATAGCGGTGGTGCTGCAACTGCTTTGTACGGTCAGATTGGTAAGAATGATTTACCAATCGGCAACGAACAACAAATAAGCGCACCTTCCAATTATGGCATCAACATGCCGCTAGAAGTTATTGTTCAAGCAGATGTAAATGATAAGTTTGATGCAAGATTCTGGACTGGATCAGTTAGCGATACGTTTGGTGTTAGTCCAGTGTTACATTTTGCTGTTGAGCAGCTTACTGGCAAATCAATCTTACCAACTGCAGTTGCTGAACCAGTAAAACGTCCTATTGCAAACGCATTCAAC